CAGAGGCAGTTTCAACCGAAACCAAAACAGAAAAAGAGGAAATTGTGGAAAACACAACTACTGAAACTGTTGCGACCGAGGTAGTAGAAACCCCAGCGGTTGAAGCTTCTCGTCCAACAGTCGCAGCACCTATTTACACAAAGCCACGCCTTGAGTTCACAAAGGAAAAATTCCTAGAGAATTCACTTCGCGCACAATATTTAAATGATGATGAGGCACGCCAATACGTTCGTGCAGCAGCAGACACAACTGACAATTCAGGTTTAATTCCTACACGTCAATTGACTGAAGTAATTAATCCATTATCAAACGCAGATAGACCGTTTATTGATAGCATTAGTTCAGCCGCACTTCCTGACGCTGGTATGACTTTTGAAATTCCAAAACTTACTCAAGTACCATCTGTTGCATTAACAGCAGAAGGCGCAGCACCATCTGAGCAAGATCAAAACATTTCCTTCTTGTCAGTAAATGTTGGCAAGTACGCGGGCAGCCAGAAATTTTCAGTAGAGCTACTTGACAGGTCATCTCCAGCGTTTTTTGCTGAGCTTGTACGTCAAATGGAATTTGCTTATGCAAAGGCAACTGATACAGCTGTTGGCAGCGCAATTATTACAAATGGAACAGATGGCGGAAACCGTACACTTACCGCCGCTAATATCCAAGACTTTATTTCAGATGCAGCAGTTTCAATTTATTCTGGAACTCTAGGTTTTGCTGAAAACGTTGTTGTTTCTCCAGAACAATGGGGCGCATTGATGGGATTAGTTGATGGTTCAAATCGTGCAGTATTTGTACAAACTATCAATCCTCAAAACGCTTCAGGAAATCTAACACCAACTAACGTTCGCGGAAACATTGGTGGTTTAAACCTTCGCGTTTCTCGCGCATTATCTGGAACAGGCGATAACTCAATTATCGTTCTAAATCCAACATCTTACACATGGTATGAGTCAAGCAAATATCGCTTGGAAACTAATTTGATTTCAACTGGTCAAATTGAAGTTTCTTATTATGGTTACGGCGCAATTGCAACTAAGGTTGCTGCTGGAGCTTACAAGTGGATGGTTGCATAAACTTTCCTTCATAGGAATCACCTGTTAAGGGGCGTTGGAAGCCTTCGCCCCTTAACTTTTAAGAAAGGCAAACAATGGCAGCTACATACGTTACCGAAGCCGAACTTAGAGCCAATTTACAATTAGGCACTTTGTATTCTGCGCCAACGGTTGAGGAAGTCTGTCAGGCTGCTGAAAATATAATTAAAAGCTATTTGTGGTTTAATGATTACAATGTAATTGCTAGAGAGTGTACAACAACACTAGCCACAATCTACACAGATACAATTCATGATATACAAATTGGGCAAGTTGTAACAGTAGAAAATGTTGCTGCTCATTACAACGGCGGAAATAAAACGGTTACTGCCAAAACAGATTATTCAATTTCTTATGTAATATCTCATAATGCAGCAGAAACAAAAAGAAATGTTAGACCTTACGGAACAGTTGCCGCCCCAACAAATGTTGACTATGCAACAATTCCTGAAATAAATTTGGCTACCCTTATGGTGGCGACTGAAATCTGGCAAGCCAAACAGGCAGCAAACGGCGGAGCATTAGACCCAAATTTTCAACCATCACCCTTCAAAATGGGTTCAACATTGATTGCAAAGGTCAGAGGCTTAATTGCGAACCACTTAGCTCCCAATGGACTAATAGGCTAATGACAGTTGCCGTTACAACTCTCAGAGCTTCCATTGCGTCCGCGCTAAGTAATGCGGGGGTGTGGGACACGTTCTCTTATGTGCCAGCCACACCCACCGCCAATAGCGTTGTTCTCAGGTATGCCGACCCAATGCTTGAGCCAAACAACAATCAATATAATGTTGGGGCAAAAGCAAACTTTACAATAACTTGCATTGTTCCAATGCTAGACAATCAAGCTTCATTGATTGCGTTAGAAAACATGGTTAGCGCAGTATTTTTAAAACTTGTTGCGTCAAACATTAAATTTAACGTTGAAAGCGTATCTGCGCCGTCGGTATTGCAGGAAGCTCAAGAGATGATGGTTTCCACAATTAATATAAGCACACTAACAACTTGGAGTTAAACAATGACACTTACAGATGAGGACATTGCCTTTCTTAAAAAGATCGGTCAAATAGCAACACAAGACAAGCCAAAACCAACAATCACCAAGAAAGACGAGGAATAATTCATGGCAACGTTTTTAAATAACAAGGTTGGATTTAAAGTTAACTCTGTTAACTTGTCTGACCACGTAACAGCTTTTACCCTTAACCGCGTTCTAGACCAGATAGAAATTTCTGCGATGGGCGACACCGCACACAAATACACTACTGGGTTAGCAGCTGATACAATAACCGTATCATTTCTAAACGATGATCTAGCTTCAGGCGCAGGTTCAGTAAGAGCTACACTACAAGCCGCTTTTGGTACAACAGTTGCTTTTCAAGCAATTCAAGATACTGCCAGCGCGGTGTCCGCAACCAACCCGTTATACAGTGGTACGATTTTAATTGACAACTTTACCGATATTAATGGTGCTGTCGCTGATATAGGCATGGTAGATTTAACGTTTACATGCAATAGCAAAACAGCGTACGCAACCACTGGTACTTGGTCATAACAAAGGACTGAAATGATTAAACTTAAAATAACCAAGGCTTCAGGTGACGTTTCTGAATATGAAATTACACCTGTTATTGAGTTCGCGTTTGAAACTCACTTTAAAAGTGGTTTTCATAAATATTTTAGAGATGAAGAAAAACAAAGCGCGGTCTATTGGTTGGCTTGGGAAGCTGAAAGGCGCAATGGCGTAACTGTTGTGCCTTTTGGTGATAAGTATTTGGAGCAGCTTGTTAAAGTAGAAATTCTTGACGCTGACTCCCCAAATGGATAACGCGGGATTCCTTTCACTACCTCGTTGCTAGGTTAGCAATAACAACAGGACTTCCGCACCAAACGTTTATTGATATGGACAGGGATTTGTTAAAGGCAACTTTAGCGGTTCTTAAAGACGACGCAAAGGCTAGGGAAAATGCCAGCAGAAATAAAAGGTTTAATTGAGCTTCAAAAAGCTCTTAAAGATTACGCCCCTGCCCTAGCTGTGCAACTAGACGATCAAATGGCTGTTGCCCTTGGTGGCGTAGTTAAAAAAGCCCAAGATTATGTGCCTAGCAATTCGCCTTTAAGCAATTGGAATTACAGACGACGATCTGAATTCTACTTTGATGCTCAAGATAATAGATTGAGAAAGTTCCCTTTATTTAACGCGGCAACTGTTGTAAAAAATATTAAATATAGTTCAACACCACGCAAAACTAATAGACGCGGATTTAAAGCTGTTTATTACATAATTAACAAATCTGCTGCGGGTGCTATTTATGAAACAGCTGGTAGAAAAAATCCTTCAGGTCAGCCTTGGGTTGGTCGTTTAGGCGACCCACGTCAAAAAGATATTAGTCGTTCAAACAACCCTCAAGCGGGTTCAGATTTTATTCAGGCAATGGGTGAGTTAAAGCAAGGCAACATAGAGAGTTCTACAAAGCGCGGTCGTTACATGAAAGGTCGGTTGATCTTTAGAGCTTGGGCTGAGGACGGTGGCAAAGCTAACGCAGCCGCTTTAACTGCTATTTACAACGCTAACGAGCAATTTAAAAAGAAACAATATTTTAGGAAGGCGTCACAATGAGTATAGTAATTGATATTGCCGCGCAATTTACAGGCAAGAAAGCATTTACTCAAGCTGAGAACGCTGCCGATAAACTGGCTAGAAACGTTAAACAAGCTCTCATTGGTGTCGGTGTTACCGCTTTTGCTAAGTCAGCGGTTAGTGCGTTTGCTGCTCAAGAAAAGCAATTAGCACTCTTTTCAAACTCGCTACGCAACATAGGTTTTGAGTTTGCAACCTCAGACTCACTAGCATTTTTAAACAGTTTAAAATTACAATATGGAGTTGCAGATCAGCAGTTAATTCCTGCATACCAGCAATTACTAACTACAACCCGAAGTCTTGCAGCCTCACAAAACCTTACCAACATTGCACTAGATATTGCTGCTCGTCAAAACATTAGTGTAGTACAAGCCGCAGACGCTTTAAGCAAGGCTTATCTAGGAAACACAAAAGGCTTAAACGGATTAGAATTAGGTTTAAGCAAAACAACTCTTGCTTCAGGTGATTTTGCTTTAATCCTAAAAGAGATAACTAACATTACAAAAGGCGCAGCTTCAAGAGCAGCCGATACTTTCTCTGGCAAACTAGCTAAGTTAAAGGTTGCAGCCGACATGGCTAGAATCAGTATTGGCGCAGGTCTTGTTGAAGCAATGATGCGTATTAGTGGCGCAACAGATATAGACCAATTACAAACAAAGATTATTAATTTTGGTGAATCTACTTCCCAAGCCTTAATTAGAATAGGGCAATTAATAAAAGATAACATTGTTTTAGTTAAGTCTTTTGCAGCTGTCTTACTTGCTGCCTTTACAATTAATAAGATAGCCGCTTTCATAACAGCATTAGGCACAATTGTTAAAACTGTTAAAGTTCTTAGAAATGCTTTACTAGCTTCAGCAATTGCTAGAAACTTCCTGTTTAGCCCATTAGGCGCAGCTGCTATGACCGCTGGCATGTTTGCCGCTATTGGCTTAATGATTAAAGGCGTTGACGCAATTAGTGAATCTGCTACTAAAGCAACTGGAAACCTACAAAGCATGTTTGCCGCTGGCGGTTCAATGGCTGGAGGCGATCAAGGCGGTGCGGCTAAATTCGCCGAGGGTGCAGCTGCTAGAGCTGCCAAGGAAGCCAAGGCTGCCGCACTTGCCCAATTAAAGGCAACCAACGCACAAACTAAAGCAATTAAAGATCAGGCTAAACTTAAAAAGGCAAGCGGCTTGCTTGACATGGAACAAATACAAATCATGGCAGCCTTGCAGAATCAATTAACTGAGGACGAGAAACTTAGACTATCTTTACAACTTGCTTTACTTACAGAAAATGCAGCAGAGGCAGACCGTTTAAGCAATCAACTAGCATTATCACAATTACAAACAACAGGCTTAGCAAGAGCAATTCAAAACTTACCACCTGCCCTTAATCCTTTACAAGATTATCCTAATTATATTAACAAAGCCATAACCGATATCTCCTTAATACAAGACGCATTAAATAAACTAAAAGCACCTGTTCTAACTGTTCAAATCAACACCGTTAATACAGGTGGTGGCGGTGGTGGCGGAGGCTCACCAATTGTTCCAGTTCCTTTTGCTGGCATACCATTAGGCGGCGACATTGGCGGAGCAGCAAAAGCTTTAGAATATGCGGCGAAAAAGAACCAAGTTACATTAAATACACAAATGCCTGATTGGCAAAGTTATCGTGCTGGAGAACGTGAAACAAAAGTTACAGTTAACGTCCAAGGCAATGTCATCTCTAACAGAGATTTAACTGACTCATTGCGTATGGGATTACTTGACTCAAGTGCATCGGGTTCATTTACTCTATCCAATAGAGCTACTAGAGGCGATTAATGGTTTTACCTGCAACGCTTGACATCTCTTTAGATTTTTCGTCGGGAGCCACCTTCGGCATTGGGCTTACCCTTGACGACCCTGTTAACGGTTTATTAGATACAGGCATTTTAGCCGAATCAACAACTCCATCACTAATAGCTGATTTAACGCCAGATGCAAGACGGATAAGCATAAGACGCGGACGCAATTTAATAAGAGATACTTACGAGGCTGGAAATGCCACCGTTAGAATTTACGACCCTAACGGAAACTTTAACCCACAAAACACTAGCTCGCCTTATTATGGTCAATTAACACCTTTAAAGAAATTGAGAATTTCTGCCGCTTATAGCGGAGTAACTTACTATTTGTTTAGCGGCTATACAACGGATTACATTTATTCTTACGATCAAGGCGAGAACGTTTCCTATGTGGACATAAACGCTTCAGACGCTTTTAGATTGTTTAATTTAGCAGCTGTAACCACAATAACAGGGCAAGCAGCTGGTCAAGATACAGGCACTAGAATTGACAAGATTTTAGATACAGTAGATTTTCCTGTCAGCATGAGGTCAATTTCCGTAGGAGATACTTTAACCCAAGCTGATGCTGGCAGCTCTAGGACTTCATTGTCAGCGATTAAAAACTGTGAATTCTCAGAACAAGGGGCATATTATGTCAGCCCCTCTGGCAACGTTGTGTTTAAAAACAGATCAGAGGTTATAGGCAGCGCAGGTGACACTCCTATTGAGTTTAACCAAACTACTGGGATTCCTTACAAAAACGTAAAGTTTGCCTTTGATGATAAATTGATTGTGAACCAAGCAAACATAACTCGTTTGGGCGGTGCTACCCAAGTTTTTATTGACGCCGATAGCGTTGCGACTTACTTTCCTCACTCAATTACTAGCTCTGATCTAGTCGTTCAGACAGACGCAGAGGCAGCCAATATTGCTGCTATTTACGTCGCGTCAAGGTCAGACACAACCATTAGAATTGATGAAATGAGCATTGACTTACTGGACTCCAATGTGCCGACTGACACGCTCCTTGGCATGGATTATTTTACTAATGTTCTAATTACCAACATACAGCCTGACGGTTCTACCATTACAAAAAACCTTCAGGTTCAAGGCGTTGCTTGGGATATAACCCCTTCGTCTTGGATTGGAC